TCCCGATTATGATGGTTATTACTGGGCGGACGGTCGCACTTTAGACGTAGAAGGTGGCGATTATCAAGTGATTGAGAACGTTCGTGTGGTCGATAAAGTGGCACGTAAAGTGCGTTTATTAGCGATTGCGAAGATTGCAGATCGTTCATTTAACTCTACAACGTCAAGCACGGCATATCACCAGGGCTATTTTGCCAAACCAATGCGCGATATGAGTAAATCCGCAACAATCAACGGCAAAGATTTTCCAGGTGAATGTATGCCGCCAAAAGATGGTGCCATTACGATTGTATGGCACAGCAAAACCAAGGTAACGCTTTACATTAAAGTACGCCCTTACGATTGCCCGAAAGATATTACGGCAAACATTTTCTTAGATTTAGAGACCTTAGGAGATTAATAAATGGAACGAATCAGCGGAATGAGTTTTGATTTCTACATGATGGGCTTTCCGATCCACGTAGAATCAGTGAATCTATCCATTAGTGATAATAGTGCTGTGGCTTTAACCCGTGGTATTCCTGATGGTTGGGTCAGCGGTGATGTAGCTGCAGAAGGTGAAATTGAGCTTGATTCAAAAAACTTTCAAAAATTATCACAAGCGGCAGCTAGTGCAGGTAGTTATCGCAGCTTGCCAGAAGTGGATTTCACGTTCTTCGCAATGCGTGGCGGTGTGCGCGACAAAGTGGAAACGTACGGCAATAAAATTATTTTAACTGATGTGCTTAACATCGACCCAAAAGGCGGTGCGAAAAGCACAAAAAAATTGAAATATTTTGTCACAAGCCCAGATTTCGTGCGCATTAATGGTGTGCCTTATTTATCTGACGAAGATACACGTGATCTTATCGGTTAACCGAATTTAGGTGCTGGCCGTTCTGACGTACAACAATTATAAAAAAGCAAGTGCGGTCAGTTTCCTAAATGCTTAAGGTGATTTTTATTATGAATAACAGAATGGATAGTACTCAGCCTTTTGTTGCATCTATCGTTGCTTTTGTATCAGGACTTACACTAAATGAGTGGGCAGCAATATTCGGTATTTTATTTGGTGCGGCATCAGTATGGATTGCCTACCGAAAATACAAAGAAGACGTGCAAGCACGTAAAGATGAATTAGCCTACAAAATGTTGGCGGCAAAAATTGAGGCGAAAAAATTAGGAATTAGTGATGAGTAAAAAATTTGGTGCAATGATTTTATGTTCTGCGGCGGCTGTTGCGACTGCTTTTTTTGCTCAACAAAAAGATTTGCCAGCAGAATTGCAAAACGAAGTCAGCCCACAAGCAGTTTATATGATTGTTAATTTAGAAGGCTGTGTGCGCAATCCATATAAATGCCCTGCCGATGTATGGACGAATGGCGTAGGCAATACCCACAACGTAGATAAAAGTAAAGTTTTGACCATTGACGAAGTGGCCGCCGATTTACGTCGCAACATTAAAGAGGCAGAAAATTGTATCAACGCCGATTTTAACGGCAGAGAAATGAATCAAGGGCAATATGATGCCATGGTGTCTTTAGCCTTTAATTTAGGCTGTGGCAATATCAAGCGCTATTACAGTAAAAAACACGGCATGACATTGCCTACAACTATTTATCGTGCAGCAAAAGCGCAAGACTGGACATTAATGTGCAATCACATTTCTGATTTCAATAAATCGGGCGGTCGAGTATTAAAAGGCTTACAAATGCGCCGCACAAAAGAAAAGGCAATTTGTCTGGGGGAATAATGAATTTTAAATTCTTGGTCATCGGTGCGTTTTTGATCGTTTTTGTGGGCTGTATTGGCTCAACTCTGCACTACAAAAAACAAGCAGAATCGACCGCACTTTTGTTAAAACAAAGCGAACAAACCATTGAACAAAACAAAGCGATGTTGCAACGGTATGAAACGCAAAATGCGGAATTGACCGAGCAACTCAATCAAGCTAACAAAAAAGCCGAACAACGCCGGCAACAACTAAAGGACGTGCTAAACAATGCAGAAAATAAAATTTGGACTTATGGCCGCGTGCCTGATGATGTTGCTGGCGTGCTCAACCAAAGAGCCACAAGTAAATAATTTACAGCTAATTTGCCCACAAACAACCGAATGTAGACCGTTAAGCGTAAATATTAAAACTAATGGCGATTTAGCTGACGGGCTGAATCAAGCATTAGATCGCATTGAAACCTGCACAACGGCTTACACGGCGATGGACAAGTGTATTAAAGATTTTAATAACCAAAACAGAAACCAAAAGGGAAACTAAAAATGGAAAAAACAAACGCACAAACTTTGTTAGATAAACTTACTGGCAATCTTAAAGATTCGGTCAAAGTCGATGTTGAAGGGGTTGAGTTCACTTTTCTTCGAGACAACAGCGCATATGATCAAATGATGAATGACATTACGACTGACAATAAGGTGACCCCAATCAAAGATTATCTACTTGCGATTGTAGCGCGTGAGCAAAAAGAAGATTTATTAGCAATCATTAATGTACCTGGCCTTGCAGGTTTACTTGCGGGAAAAGTGAATGAGGTATTAGTACCTAAAATTAATATTACGGTAAAAAACTAGCCTCGCGTGTGGATAGCATAGAGCGCAATGGCTTATCGCAAGCTATTGCGCTACGAATGCATTATTTACCACACGCAGATAACAGCGACTACAATCTAGCGCGCGCAATATGGTTACATAAGCAGTATTTTGAACAACAGGCAAATGCCGTAGCAAGCGGTATCGCCAAGGTATTTTAGGATTAAACAATGGCTATTCAGGGGCTTGAGTACATCATCAGCTTAAATGATCAGCTTTCCGCGCCACTTAAAGGCGTGATGAAGACCATTGATGATTTAGGCAAGCGTGGTGAAGATGCAATGCGCCGTATTGGTTTAGGTACGGCAGGCATTATTGCCACTGGGGCAGCGATGAAAAACGCCCTAGATCCCGCCATTGATTTCAACCGTGCACTTAATGAAATTAAAGCTACTGGGCGCGAACAAGCGGGATTAGACAAAATCACCGATTTTGCCCTTGATTTTTCCGCAACCTATGGCGGTGCGGCGACTGATGTGGTGAGTTCTACAAATGAAATTGCGCGCGCCATTGACGGTTTAACCGATAGCGAACTCGTCGCCTTTTCTAAAAGCTCAAACATTCTTGCCAAAGCCACTGGTTCAGACGTAAAAGCCATGGGTTCTTATATTTCCCAGTTATACGGTATTTTTGGTGACGAGGCGGCAAAAATTGGTAAAGAAAAGTGGGTTGAGCAAATTTCAGCACAAGCCACCGTTACCGCAAATAAATTCAAATCATCGGGCGAATCCTTAATGCAGGCTTACACTAATTTGGGCTCGTCTGCGAAAGACCACGGCATTAAAACTGCTGAGCAATTTGCCGTTATTGGTAACTTGCAAAATGTGTTTGAGGGAGGTTTAGCGGGGACAAAATACGCGGCCTTTTTAAGTGGCGCGGTAAAAGCACAATCAAAATTGGGCTTATCGTTTCTTGATTCACAAGGCAAAATGTTGCCGATGATTGATATTCTGGAAAAAATCAAAGGCAAATATGGCGAGTTGAATTCAGAAAATCTTTACGAACTACAAAAAGCCTTTGGTACTAAAGAGGCTGCGCAAGTGATTAATAATCTTTTACCGAAGATTGATACACTTAAAGCGGATATTGCTGAAATCGACAAAATGAAAACCCTTGATGATGCAATGGCAATATCAAAAACAGTAACGGACTCATGGATGCGATTTACTGCCATTTTCCAAAATATCAAAATCGCCATTGGCACACAGATCCTTGCAAAACTTGAGCCTGTGATGAATCGCATTGCTGACATGGGGCAAGAGTTCACAAATTGGTTAAGGGCTTATAAGAATATTGCGCGTTGGATTGGCTATGCCGTGGGTGCATTGATTGGATTTACAGGACTAACGGCAGCACTTACTCTGATGAGTGGTATTGTTTCGGCAATCGGTGTGGCATTTTCTTTCTTAGTCAGCCCAGTTATGTTAGTCGTAGGTGCCGTGATTGGGTTAGGTATTGTAATTTATAAATTCCATTCTCAATTTATGGCATTTATAGCTGGCTTTATCGAAGGATTCAAAATGGCTGGGGTATCTTTCGCGCCGTTGTTTTCTGCCTTTGCGATTGTATGGAGTGCATTGCAACGCATCGGCTCAACCATCGGGCGAATTATTGGCTTATTCGGTAGTGCATCCGATTCGGCATATAGTTTCCAACAATTCGGCGTAGATATGGGCTATGCGTTAGGTGCCGTATTTAATATTGTGCTTAATGCCGTGGAATTAGTCGCACGTTCATTCGGGTTTATGGCAGATGTATTTGCGATTTCTATCGGTGCCATGATTGATGGTTGGAATGCGATAACCTCGCTTTGGGACAGTAACAAACCAATTGAAAGTTTTTCTAATATTGCTACTGCTTTAGGCAATATCTTTTCAAATGCGTTTAAAGGTATCGTCAATGCATTCACTTCGGTTATCAATTTTATCATTGAAAAAGCCAATTCATTGCCAGGCATTAATATCCCGCTGATCCCCAAATGGGAAGATGGCGCTTTACCAATGCAAAGCAGTGCGACAGCCGTGGGGGCATCTATCGGTACGCAAGCATTGCAAATGCAAAATCAGCTTGGCGCATTAAATACCACATCGCCAAAATTTGAATTGAGCGAGCAAACACAACCGCAATTCACCAAAATGCCAAGCGGTTCGGTCAGCAAAGCCATTACACAAAACCAACAAACCACGAAAACGATTAATTACGGCGGTGTCACCATCAATAGCAATGATGGAAATAAAGTATGGCAAGAAATGCGCAATCGTGAACAGTTGGCCGCGGGGTGATAAATGGAAAAGCTTTATCTTGATTTATTGATTACAGGCGAAGACATTACGCTAGATAGCGGCAATCAGCCGTTAATTTGCGATAACCGAATATCTATTGCGCAAGATATTAAACACGCCATTTTAGAAAGTGGATTGGCGACACAACTTATCGCAGAGCGTTCGCGCATTTTACGTCGCGACATTATTTTGCAAATGGTGTTATTGGTTGAAGAAGATGTGCGATTAATCCCAGGTACAGTATTTATTACCGAAGAAAAATTAGGACAATTATTTATCACTGCAGATACTTATGAATTTGGGCGACTTGATGAATTGGAGTTACGTTTAAATGAGTGAAAATTTTAAACAAATGTTAGCGGAAAGCGGCTTACCAACAGAAGAAACACAAATCCGTCAAGAATTTGAACGCTTAACCGCAGAAGAAGGCTTAATCACCAATACAAGCCGAATGAGTCCATTCTGGCGATTAATTACTGCCATTGCTATTAAACCTGTAAAGTGGCTGACAGATCATTTAATTGCTGAAATTCTGCCGAATTTATTTGTAAAAACTGCAAAAGATAGTTGGTTACAAATTCAAGCCTGGGCAGTGGGCTTAGATTTTAAAGCCGCAACAAAAGCAGAAGGTGTCGTGCATTTTAAAAAAGAAAGCGATGTAACCGATCTCACCATTAAAGCGGGCACAGTGATTCAGACAGAACGTATTAATGATGTGATTTTCCGCCTTATAGTGACACAAGACACGCTGATCCCTAAAGGCACATTACGCGGTCCAGTGCCAGTAATTGCCGAAAATGCAGGCTCAAACTACAACCTTGCTGC